GCGGTCTTAGCCTCTTCGGCTGCGGCCTTGATTTCTTCGATCTGCGCGTCAAAGTTCTTTTGTTCCATTGCGGCACGCGCCTCGTACATCTTCTGCATGAGCTGGAAGTACTGCGGAACGTCCTCGGGTTTTTCAGCCTTGAAGTCCTCAAACGACTTCTTGGCGGCTTCGTATGTATCTGTCAGCGCCTTTTTTTCTGCGGCGATCTGCTCAGCGGTTTTCTTTGCCATTGTATAAAACGGTTTAGTTTTTTTGTAATTGGTTTATAGCTCCAATCCATCCTGACCATTGTTTTTCCGGCTGAGTGGTTTTACCCGGCTCAGTGTTTTTTAGGTCTATGATGTATTGAGATAATTGTTTTGAGTGCAGCAACAGCATTTCGATTGTCTCGTCTGTTGCGGAAGATTCCCGGCAAAACTTTTCAATCGCTTTTTGTTGATCCGAAATACGGTCAATGTCAATGCCTGATTTTAAACCGGTAAGCGGCGTGAGCGGATTTGCGCCCCATGCGGTAAGGCTACTGCCTTCCATGAGTTTGACCTCGGTCAGTTCAAACCATCCGCCGGATGGGTTTTTCATGTATCCCTCGTAATCCTGCAACTGGTTGCGCTTCATTGTCCTGTAACCGATTGAGTGTTCTGTAATTAGCCCGCTCTCAACCATTTTTGTAAAATCTTGACCCAGCGCATGAGTGCCAAGTTGCGATTCGTAATACAGGCCATTTGTATCCTCCCTCAATGTGAACAACTTGCCAAGCGGATGACCGGGGTTGTGGTTCATCAGGTGCTTGATACGTGGCGACTGGCTATCCGGCCCGTTTTCCCGGATCGTTTTAAGGAAAGCACCTTTTCGGATCACATCTCCATCGGAATCTACGTTATCGAAAGCAGAAAAATATCCCGTTACGATACCCTTCTTCCCGTCAACATCTTTGATCGAACAGGCTAAGGTGAAATCTTTTACGGAAAAAATCTGCTTCATTTGCCCGTAAAAATAATCTTATTGAAGCCTTTCGTAATTCAAACAAGTGTAGTAAATTTACTTCATGCAAAAAATCCAGATCACACATACTTCGGTAAGAATCCGTCGAGATGTACTTGATAAACTCCGGGAACATACCATCGAATCACGCCACACCCTTGCCGGGTTTACCGAACTGGCAATACTTGAAAAGATAGATAGAGAAAGGAGAGAGAAGAAAGAATACGTTGATTTTGGAAAGCCTACTCAATAACCTCATATCCGAGCGTACACCGGCAGTTTACGATCTCTGAACCCGGAACGGTCATCCCGTTTGGCTGAGTACGAACTCCCGGCTGCATCATCTGCGTTCCGTTAACGTTGAACGCATCGTCAATAGGTATCTTGGTTTCATCGATATTACGGTGGCTATGCCGGGTACGGTTGTCGTTCACCGCCAGCCATATCTTGCGCATTGGCACCCCGGTTTCTTTGGCGTTGATAAGTGATGCCGTGTTTGCGGCGGCGGTTGTCTCTGTTCTGGCGATACGCCTGGCCCTCATGGCCCCAAGTTCGGGAGACGCCTCTAGTGCTCGAACAATATCATTGATCGAGGCGCCTGTCAGCGCTGCATCGCTAAGGATGTTTGCGATCACATCCCGTGTGTACTGCGTGATCTGCTCTGCATTGTTGAGAAGATCGATACCGTAGTACTGCCGCATTAGTTCAACGATGCGGGCTGAAAATCCCATAGGCATACGGGCTTTCATCCTGTGCACGCCTGTCGCTGCGGCCCATACCGGCCCTACTGTTTTGTACAGGTCGAGAAGCACCTCGTAGATTGGCCCGGAATTGATTTCCCGGCGTGATGCGTATTGCTGAACCTGTTTGCGGAGTGCCGCCTTGAATTTAGGCGTGTACATGTTTTCGTATCGCTGCTGGAAGCGATGCCACTTGCGAAGGTATGCGGATTTTTCTTCTCTGGTCATGGCATAAAATTAATGCCTTCAAAGGAAATGAAAAAAGTTATAATTAGTCGTTATGCTAAACAGGCGCATACGACTGTTTAAGAAAACCCACGCCACGTGCGAAGATTATGGAGGATGAAAAAATACTACAAGAACTTGTAGATATAAAAAAGATACTACTTGCTTATATTATGACGCAAGTGGAACCTGATAAGCTAGAGAATTTTATAAACAATTTCAACAACTCAGATATAATCCTTTCTAATCTGGATAAATCCTGATTCATCTAAATACATAAACGGTCGATATATTTTTCCCTCGTTCTTGTCAGAACGAACCTCCGGTGCTTTTTTCTTAAACACCCGTGCAACTGCACGTTTGCAAACCTGCATTAACATAACGCTTTTCATTATAACTTTTTTCATTGTACATTGATTTTATCGTGAAGGCAAGTTGCGATTTTTTCGCAGCAAAATATTTGCTTTTGTCCGTAAAAAATCGCAACTAAGGTCTTATCTCAATACTCACCCCGTTATTCTCAGGCCACAGGTACGCCGCTACTTTCTTCCTCACCTGCTCCTGCTGCCAACGCCACTTCTGTTTTGCGACCGGGCAGGTAGGCTCCGGCATCTCATGCAACATGGTAAGGTGAATCCGCTTGATTACTGCGGCTGATATTTGTTCGACCGACTTCATACCTGCCCGGTGCCTGTGTCCTGCGCTTGTGTGAATGATTCGAGTGGCTCATATCCAGCCTTGATGAACGGAAGGTCCATCATCGGGTCATCAACCCGGTCATAACCGGCTGCCTGCAATATGTCGTTTGGTATCATCACCGGCGCAGCCGCAAGTCCATCCATCTTCTCTTTCAGCGACTGTTGAAGCTCCTGTATATCGGAATAGTCGAACTTTACCGTTCTGAAACCGGCGCCAAAGTCTGTAACCAATTCCAGGTTGAAGGCATCCTCTACCATCTGCGTATATGGCATAACGGCAACAGTGTACGCCTGCCGGATCATTTCCTTGACGTTACTTTCGGTTGATGACGAATCGCTGTTGAACCATACGTCCGATACCCCGAATACGTTGCAGATGCCTTTCAGGTCCAGTTTAGCCAGTTCGGCGCTATCCATGTCAACCAGGGACAGGCCAAGCTGAATGTATCCAAAATCACCTGCCTGTATGAACGGCGCCCCTGTATTATCCGGGTTCTTTGCGAAGTTGGCGTAGTTTGTTTTTATACCATCGATAACAGGCTTTGACTTCATGTCATGCGTTGCGTTCTTAACGTACAACACTCCCGGCGTACCGCCGTTTTGTATCTGCGCTACGCTATTCTTCATATTGCTTTCCAGTCTGTTCAGCCTTCGGGTAAGGACGTCAACCTTGCTAAGTCCACGCCAACGCTCGTTGGAATCGTTGGTCGGGTTGAATCCACGGATGAAGATCATCTCATCAAGTTCGATGCGCTTCTCATAGCCTTTAACAGGGTCGCGGTACAGGTAATACGCAATCTCTTCCGGGAATGTATCGGTAATAACCAGCGTGATGAACGCCGGGTTAAGGAATATCATACGGTCAACCCGGCCATTGACGCCAAGTGTCTTATCCTTGTAGCAAAAACACTCATCGTACAGGTACAGCCATGTGAACAGTTCGATGCGCTTAGTGTATGTCAGCGTTCGGAGAAACTGCACCAGTTTGTCGCTCTCGGGCAAATCTTCGCCGAGCTGGTCGTAACCGTATATGGGTATTTTAGCCGCCGTCTTCGCCAGCTTGTGTATGACTGCGAACAGTTCGTCAACCAGTTTGAAGGCCTGTATTACCTTGTACGATGTCCAAGCGGGGTAAATACGGGAGTAAAGCTGCGCAAACGTAGTGTTTTGCATCGCTTTTAGTTCGGTTTTGAGCTTGTCAATCCCGAATAGTTTGTCAATAAGTTGCACCTGCGTATATCATTTGAGGTTGTGAAAATTTCCCGTATGCTGCATAGCGCATTGAATCCATACCATCGTCTTTGAACTTGACTGGCTCCTCTAGTACAGTACCGTTCTTGTCCACCTTCCACTTGTAGGAACGTATCTCTTTCAACAAATTTATACTATTTTTCGTAATATAAAGCGGTCGGCCCTTCATCCACTGGATCGATTCGTACACATAACCCTTCGACGTTGCCGATGTTTTGTTAGCCGGAATGGCCCATAATCCGGCCCGGTTCAGTTCCTCAATAGTCTCCGGTCTGGCGCTGTCGCAGTATATTTCAGAAGTGCCATCAAGGCCGAATGTTTTGATGAGGTAACACAGGTCGTCCGTTGTCAACTTGCTTTCATAGATTAGTTCCTCAACGTACACACGGTTGTCGAGCAGTCCGACCCTGGTAAGTACCGTCGGGTGGTTGAACCCGAAGTCAAGGCCGTAGCATACCTCGTCGCATTGCGGGAAGCTGTCACATTGCTTCCAGTGGGTATAGATAGTTTCCTGCGACGTTCCGCGAAGGCCGAGGCCAAAAACCCGCCACAGGTTCTCGTCGGCGTCTTTCAGTGCCTCGATCTCGTTCACCTGTTCCTTTGTAAGGAAAGCAAGGTTATTCAGGTAAGTAGAGTGGATGCGTTTGTTCGCAGGATCGTCGGCCAGCTTGTAAACGTAGCTGAACTCGTCTGCCGGGTTCCAGTCGCCAAAAATCGTCTGCCGGGTTCGCAGGGCAAGTTGCGTGTACGCCTGCTGGCTTACAAGGTTCATCTCATTTATCCAAAGAATATCACGCCCGGGGCCACGAAGTTTACCGACGTCCTCGGTTCCGAAGAACTCGATGTACGAGCCTGTATGCGGGAACCGAAGTATGTTGTCTGTCTTATTGTGGTTCTTTTCGCTGTACAGGCCCATTGCCTTGATGACGTCCAGGACGTCTTTCATGGCGCCCCGTTTCAGGTGTGGGAGTGACGGGGAAACAACGGATATTTCTTTTTTCTGAGTGAGCGCAATCTCGTTCATAAGTTGCGCCAACGAATAAGACTTGCTCGAACGGCTGCTACCTTCGTTGCCGATGAAGCGGTATCCGTCGAAGTATGCCTTGCGATTGGCTTCAAATACCGGGGTGTATTCTATGGTAATTTGCTTCAAGTCTTTATAGGATAAGCGTGTACAAAGATACAGTTATCCCTTGTGTGCAGGTGAAAGAAGTTCCAAGCCTTGTCTGTGTACTGAAACTTAGCCGCGCCCTCCGGTGAGAAGTAGTTGACGAATGTATGTATGCGGTAGCATCTCTTATGCGTCGGGTCGGCATATTCCAGGTCAACGTCACCTCCGGCGATCGGCGTCTCAATGTACAGGCTGCCGCCGGGTGATAATACCCGGTGTGCCTCATCCATGAAGTGAACAAGGTCGTTCAGATGTTCTACAACGTGGATAGCCGAAACATGAATAAACAGGTTGTCGTCAAACGGCCATGCGTTGTTCAGGTCATGCACAACGTCTATATTTCCGTACTGACGGATGTCGCAGAACACATCTCCCGGTTGTTTGGGCCATGCTGGGCCGGGGCCAAGGATCAGCCGTTGCATAAGATGTCGTTTACCTGTTCAATAATTTGATCCCAACTCAACTGCCTTGCATACTCGATACAGTTGTTACTGATGCGCTCGTACAGTTCCCGGTCATCCAGCAGTCGCCTTGCAATAGCGTACAAGTCACCTACATCGTATTCGCAGCGCAGGCAGTTGTATTCGTGTTCGAGATCATCGTCGCCGTTGTTAATGGCCCTTGCAGTAGGCGTCCCCTTTGTCATAGCCTCAATAGGGCTGCATGATCTTGCGTCGCAGATGGTGGCCTTTACCAGTATCGTTGCCTGTTCGTATAGTTCGTTCATCTTTTGCAATGAAGGCTGGAAATGATGAACGTGCGGTACATGGCGATCCGTTTTGAGCCTTGTGTGGCCGTATGAAACAATGTAGCATCCATCGCTGCGGAGGCGTTTTGCTACCTCGTGCGCAACGTGGTATGCGTCCTTTGTCGGGTTAGATGCCTCCCAGCCCTCAATGAGAACGATATTTCCCTGCTTCGGCTCCTTGAATATCGGGAAGTCGTTTGTGTTAATTCCGTTGCCGATGTAGTGAATCGTGCCACGCCTGCCGAACCGATTGCGAAGCACGTCTATGTTCCACTTGCTTATGCAGATCATCGGATAATTGGAAGTGTAGAACTTATGGCACATCGAAAGCCAGGTAAGGTCTTTCGGATTGAACATATCCTCCAACATTTGCAGGAACAGGAAACATTTTTGCCCGGGAAGGATGATGTCAAGCAAGTGCGCACTGTGCGGGCTGGTAAGGATGGCTGTATCGCAGTGCCACAGGTCGCCGATGTCGGCAATCTTCACCCGTTTATCAATCTCAAACCAATGGCATGAATTGCGGCCAGAAAGATTATACAGATATACTTCATGGTATTTCGTTAATCTGTTTGCCCATTCGAGAATAACCCGCAATCCTCCGTGCGGATTGTTCGTTGATGGTATGGTGATAAATAGCTTCATAGCAGTATGTTTGCCAGTTCAGCAATGACGCCATGTCCGCCCGCGGTAATCATCGGTGCCCATCCCGTAAGTTTTGAATCTGCGGGCCTGTACGCACGTTGTGCCAGCTTCATCATGGGAATATCCCATACATCATCACCAACACAGATGAACGGGCCGGGTATGTAATCACGAACCTTACTCTTATCCCGCAACTCAATGAATACGGCGCCTACCTTTTCTGCGAAAGTCTTGGCGCCCCAGTCATCGGCTGAAACGA